TGGCTTTGGGCTTGGCGAGCAACACGCTGGCCATCGCTTGCCGCGCACCCGCCTCGATCTCCAAAGCCTCGGGCTCGAGAATGAAGCCGGAGGTCTGATCCACGAGCAGCGGCTTATTCAAGCGGCGGATGAAGTATTGCCGCAGCGCACCGTGCGCGAGATTGAGCACGCGGCGGTGCGGTACCAGCTGGAAGTCGCTCCCCTCCGCGCTGAAGATCCGCGGCCGGTTGACGTACACTCCCGCCAACCCATCCCACGTGCGCAGCGTGACGAACCGCAGATCGTCCAACCCTGGGTTGATCGATTCATCGTGCTCATCCACGTTGCCGTTGGCGTCACGGATGCTCACGCCCTCCAACAAACCGATGTTGGTATCGGCCACGTTGATCTCTTCGCTGACACCGCCTTGCAGCGCAGCAAAGGGGAAGCTCGCCGGCCGCCGATAGCTGCGGCCGCTCACGCCGCTCACCATCTTGCAGGCGCCAGCGCACAGCGCGCCGAAGTTGGAAGCTTTCGCGGCCCACGCGGTGGCAAGCGCTCCGAGGTAGGTGCTCTCGCTTTCGCCTGCGTTGGGCACGCGCACGCTGCCAATCCAGCTGCGGTATTTGCCGATGCCCACCATGGCGGTGAACTTCGTCTGGATGTTGTCAAACACATCCGTGCTCACGGCGCATGCCACGTGCACTTGCTCCCACTGCACGAGGGAGTTAGCGAGCGCTTGCAGCGCGTTGCCCACTTCCGCGCCCGTGGCGGCCGGTGCAACAGATCGCGCTGCATACGTGTCGCCAGCCACGAACGTGCCCGCGGCCAGCGCGAGGATGATGCCGCCTGCGCTGATGCTCGTGCCGGTTCCGAGCGCTTGCACCGGTTCGTAGTTGCGGCCCCCGTCCAGGCTCACTTGATAGGTCGCGCCCGCGGTGCCGCGCGTGCCGCCCACGATGAACTTGACAAGAAACTCATACGAATCGAGCGGCGCGCTGGCCACATCGATCGTGCCCACGGATGTGCCCGTGCCGGTTTTGGTCACCGCACCCACGGTGCCCGCTGCGGCAATGGACAAGCGCGTAAACACCACCGGCCGCGCCCAGCGATCGATGTATGCGGCCGCGGCTTCCACGCCCTCGCCCTCGCCGAACGTCGCCACCAAATCGCGCACGCGCGCGTAGGTGGCAGGGGTGTTGACGGGCCCTTGCGAACAGCCGCCAATGACTGC